CTTAAAGGCCAACGGTCCAATGGCCACAACACGACTGACCTGGGTATTTGCTGCCTCGGTCTTCCGTACCTCGTCAGGCATCACAATGCCGCCTGCCGTCTTCTTCTTTGCAACCCGAACCTGCACCAAGATGCGGCTTCCAAACGGAATGATCCCAGGATCAATCTCAGGAAAGGCATCTTCAATCGAGTCGTAATGCATCTGCAGTGGTTTTTCAAGTAGCATTCGCTAGTCTCCGCATGCTGTTAGTCAATGTCTTTGTCTTGCAACTTCAAGGCTCGGTCAATGATTGCCAAGGCTTCTTCTAGCCCAGCATGAAAACCGACACGCAAACCGTATTGAAACGATGGATCCTTGCCATCGCCTGGCGTCTTGCTGACAGCCTCAAGAGCCCTTCTGGTCTGCTCTGCCTTGATCTCGCCAATGATCTTTGCAAGCACTTACTTGGTCCCCTTTGGCATCTTGACCCTTTTAGGACTGTCTTCCTTGCCCTTGTTCGTAGGCCGGTCAACGAGCTTCTTGCCTTCACCAGGCATCGACTTAGGGTACGGCTTGCCCATGGCAAGCTGCTTTTTCAACGGAATGGCTTCCATAACTACTCCTTAACGTGGGTTGGGATTGATTCCAGTGCCCGTACTGACACTGATCCTTTCGCCAGTGGCAACTTCAAGAGCAGCAAGCTGCTTTGCCGTCTGGTTGTCAGATTCGTTCATAGCAACGCGAGCCTCGATCTCTGCAGCCGTGCGCTTGTCTTCGCGGTCTTCGACCATCATGCGCTCGCGAAGCTTGGCCTCGAGCTCTTGCAACCTGGCCTCGAGCTGGGCCTGCTTAAGCTGCGCGTCTTGCTGCAACTGCGCCTGCTTGATCTGAGCATTGACCTGGTCTGCCTGCATCTTGCGCTGAGTCTCTGCCTTGGCAATCTCCAAGGAGGGATCTGCTGGCATCTGCTGCGGCGGGTTGAGCTGCTTGATGACCTCGATTGCCTGCTCAATGACCTGCGGAATCTGCTCGAAAACCTGACTGGCTTCTGCCGTAACTGTTTGGCTGGCCGCTGCAAGCATCTTATCGAAGCTTTGCTTCTCTTCTGTCGTCGTATCTTTCAACAGCTCGCCAATGTCCATGCCGGCTGCTGCCGACGCAGTCTCAAAGATCTGGTTTGCGTACCACAGGCTCATATGCTCCTTGATGTGGTTGAGCAAGATGGGCAGAATCTGAGGACCAATGACTCGGCTGCCACCGAACATTGGGCTTGACAAGAAGTCTAAGTGCACCTGCAAATGGGCAAGGTGATCTTGCTCAGGGAACGCGACGATTGACCTGGCCATCGTGGCAGCAAGGTTCTCGTTTACCGCGTTCATCTCCTTGGCTTCAGGCTTTGGAACCAACAGGTTCTTGCCATCGGGTATCTTAAGCTGCTGCAAGAACATCTCTTCGACCTTACGCTGGTCATACAGGGCAGGGTTTGCAGCGGCCCGCTGCATGACAGCAGTAACCTGGGCAAAGCGCTGCGTCTGGCTAAAGATGTTTGGATCAGAGACTGGCACGACGTTCATCGGTCCCTCGAAGTCCTCGCGCCTTACAAGCAACTCGCCTGTCTCGTCAACGACCTCAAGGTCTTCAAGGTACATCTTATTGATGTGGAACAGGAGCCGCAGAACCCGCTGCATGGCGTCATGCATCCTTGCATGAATGGCACTGAACACAACCATGCCCTGCTCAAGCCTTGCCAAGGTCGTACCAACAGGCACGTTCTGGTTTGAATCAGACAGCTCTTCAAATGTGGTTCTAACGACGCTTTGACCGGCATCAACCAAGAATCCAAGCAGACTAAACAGCACAGGGCTTGGCGGGTTGTAAGGCATTGGCATGATGGTCTTGCGAATGTCGTCAGCTCCAAAGCTGCCCTCAATCTCAACGACCTCAGTCGGATCGACCCTCTCAGTCTGGCCACCTGAGCTGCCACCCTTAAGCTTCAGCAGACCGGGGAAGTTGTTGATGTGGGCTGAATCAAGAAGAGCTCGCAACGCGCCAGTGGCAGACCCTGATAGTCCGCCAATCATGTGAACCAGGCCAATCGGGTAGGCGCCACGCCAAGGCACGAACGGGAACTCGATGAGCCAGCTCATCTCTTCCTTCGCCTCGTCGTCTTGCTCCCAGTTGCGGTACACACTCAACACACGCTGAGTGATCTTGTCGATGCTGATAATGTACGGGGCTGGTCCTGTGTCTTCGTCAAGGTCGTAGACCACGTAACACTCGAACACGGTTCTCAAACCGTCTGCGTTGTACTGATCGCCTTGCTTGCCCTCGATCTTTTCGTTTGCCTGCTCTGCCTTGCTGACAGACGGCACTTCAGGTGGCGGTGCCAGGTCGACGTCTCGGTACATGCCTGACGTGACCCGCTGCTGATACTCCAAGGCCGTGATGTATTGAACATGCGTCTTGCGCTCAGCCGTGTAGAAGTTTGTAGCTGCATAGGGCAGATACACGTCATCGATGGCAACAAACATTGGGTTAGGACGCTTGCGCCTTGGGTCCCAGGTGATCTTGAGATACTGACCGCCGCCAAGAGGCAACTGTGTGGCCAGCTGCTCGAGCTCTGCTCTGAACTCAGGCATCTGCACCGTGCACTGCCAGTTCAAATATTTCGTAATGCGCTGCGCCTTTTCAACCTTCTCCATGGTCGGCTCGCCAATGACCTTGTCTTTGGCTGGCCCATCAGGTGGCATCATCTCCTTCATGACACGGGCAGCAAAGTCTACGCAAGCCTGCGTCAACATCGGGTGAACTACCTTGCTTGCTCCTTGGAACTGAGCACCGCCAGGCGCATCATCACCAAGGCCAGTGCGCCTCAGACCCTCTTCGTACTGCTCGTCACGGCGCTTCCGTGCTTCCTTGTCCTTCTCAATCAGTTCAGCTAAGGCTGAACCAATCTTCTGCAGCTCGTTTTCTGGCATGTCAACAGCCAGGTTTGCAAACCAATCGCTTTCGCCTGACGGCGGGCTGGTGTCAAGCCTGACCATTGCGCCACCGTCATCGGTGTCGACGACGTCTGAGTCATCAGGAATCTCAAACGATTCGCCTTGTTGCTTTAATTCGTCTTCCATGCACCGCTCCGTTTAAGCTGCATACGGGTTAACCCGTGCCGTTCTTCGTGGTAATTGTGCCACAGGTTCGAGCTTCCGTGTCACTGAGAGGTTATTGCGGTCGGCCATCAACCTCAGGGCCTGGGTGCAAGAATCGACAAAGTCGTCGTGCTTGATGCTGCCCTCGCCATGGAAGCTGCACAGCTGGCTGATCAGTGGATCGGCCCAGGTCCTAGGATGTCCTGGCCGTTTCTCGCTTTCTACGACCCAGACATATCCTGACGCAAAGAGGTGGCTGACCATGTGAAGTCGCTGCAACTTATCTGCACGGCCTGGATTGTACGGGTAGGCTAAGACATCTTCACGGGCCAGCATCTGCCTTAGGCTAATGCCACTGCCCTTGTCTTCGATGAGCAGCATGTCAGGTGACCTGCCGATCAGCTGGCTGGTCTTCGGGCCAACGGTCGGCGCTATGGTCGGCTTCATGTCCTCGCCGCCATAACGTACTTCGAACTCTTTTTTGACCCGTTCGATGAGGTCTGGCATCCCAAGTCTGTCTTGCCAGCAGTCAAGCAGCAAGAAGGCAGGTTTCTTTTCGTGCCGAAACAATCCCCAAACCGAGCACGCAGTGAAGTCAGGGTCCTTCGTCTTACGGTCCGTCGTCGCCTCACTGAATGCCGTATCCAGGCTCATGATGATGTATTCGAACTCTGGGAGCTTCTTGTCCTTTGGCCAGAGCTTGAACCAGCTCCGCCTGATGATGCCTGATTCTTCAGGGTTGACGACCTCTGCGTGGATTTCTTGTCTTCCAAGCTGCGTTCCCTCATACTGTCTAATTTGCTCAAGAAAACTTTGTGCAAGGTTATCCGCGTTGTCATACGTGCTGCCCTTTGTTACGTGAACCTTGTTGCCAGACTCTGCCTCCTTCATCAACCGCCGAATAAGGTCTCTGGGCTTCGGGGTTGTGGTCACCACGACTTGTGGGTGATCTCCAAGGCGCAAACCAAACTGCATCATGTCCCAGGTTTCCTCGTCATACTGCCAAGCAGCCAGCTCATCGCACCAGACGCGGTGGAACTGAGGACCCCGCAGTCGCGACGGCTCTTCAGCCGAGAAACCCTTAATTAAAGCATCGTTGAACAGCGTAATCTCAGCCAAGCTGCTGTTGTACTTCTTCACCATGGCATGCGGCAAGATGCTGATGATCCCAGACTCGCCCTCAAAGCAAACGCCACGAATGTCTGACGACGTTGGTGCAATGACTCCGCATCTGGTCTCAGGATTCTTTGCTGCATACCACGCGATGTCTTCAGCACCAGTCCTAGTCTTACCAAAACCTCGGCCAGCCAAGATCAACCACGTCAGCCATGTGCCTTCAGGCGTAAGCTGCTCCTTCCGGGCCTGGCTCATCCACTTCAGCCGCCAAGCCAACATTGCTAAGTCCTCGGTATTCAGACTCGGCAGCATGTTTCGAATCTGTGTGATCTCGGCCTGCGATAAAGCTCCCATCAGCCCTTGCCAAGCTTCTCGATGGCATTGGTAATCTGATCAATCAGCTGCAGCCGGACTTCCAAGGGCTCGCCGTTCGCACCGGTGATCTCCATCTGCCGCCGCTTTGCATAACCGTACTGGCTGACTTCCTTCATGGCCTGGAACCGTAGGTTCTGGTCATTGTTCATGTCAAAAGCCATCTCAGCCATGGCTTCGAGCGGATCGCCGTATTTCTCGCAGATCTCTTCAAACTTGCACACGACTTCCAAGTTGCGTCGGTTCGTCTGGCCTTTCTTGCGGCCAGAACCGTCGACCTTCTGCATACCCTTCACAAATGGCATTGTTCAATCCATTTTCAAAAACAGAATGTCGTAGATCATAGTGCGCAGTTCCAGGAATGTGTACAACTTTATTCTTTCACGCAGTACGCAATCAAAATCCCTATATAGCTATTTTTTTTCCCTAAACCAGAAAATCGAAAATTTATTGGTTATTGCTTGCGCGCCCAATGATCGGAAATCAAAAAAACGAACGAACGATATACTTTAAACATCTAATAAAGAAAAAATCTAGTTGTTTAGGGTAAAAAAAGTGCTATATAGCGATTTGCCTTCCAAACGTGATAAAATTTACCTGTTTACTTTGAAAGGAGAAAGCACCATGGGCCGTCCATTTGAACCCGCTGAGCCGCTTGACTTAGACACTCGGTTGATCCTCAACTGGGCAGCAGCCAAGAAGACTGGCAAGGTCAATGTTCTCGATTTCTACGCAGAGCAGCGGGCCTTAGACCTCGTCATGTCTCGCAACAGTCTTTACAAGGCCATGCGTGGCGAGCCTGTCAGCAAGGCTGTTGAGCAAGAGATCCTTGACACTATCGCAGTGCGTGGTTGGGCTGTGCAATATCAGCAAGAGGTCGATGACAACTATCGTGCTTTGTCTTTGACCATGTTCAAGAGTCATATGAACAAGTGCCGTGTTTGTAACGCCGTGTGCGAATGTTGTGGTGAGCCTGATTCAGAGGAGAGGCGTCAGGCAATCATCAAGAGACGCTATCCTGACCCTCTGGAGGTCCTCAGAGACCATCCTGACATTAGGCCTAAGCGTGACCATGTGCTATAAAAAACCGGGTCCTCTAGGGACCCGGAAAAGCCCTTAACGCCGCTAAGAAGCGCTAGGCCTGAGGAGAATCTCGCAGCGCATCGAGAGCCTCTGCTGCCTGCATCTTAGCATGGTCAGGTAGCTTTGGGTCTAAGATCATCTTGTTCATGATTTGCTGCACCTTTGCCAGTCTTGTACGCAGTTCGTGATTCCTGTCTCTCAGCTTCTTGTTTGCTGCCATTTGTTCGCCGAGTTTCAGATCAAGTTCCATTTCTTCAGCTGCGCCCATCTTCTTTCTCCTTACCAGTCAGGTTTTCAAAGGTCCTTGAGCATGCGCTCTTTTTCCCTGCTTTCATATTCCTTGAAATACTTTGCCACTGCCTTGCGTTCTTCTGCAGTTTTGAAGGGCCAGTTCCATCTTTCGGTTGTCAGCCCCGATTCATGCATCATTGCCTCGCAGCGGTCGAGCGGGCAGTATCCTTGGCAGCGAGGGCAGTCGCATTCGCCGTAGATCGCCATGCCGCAACTGTATTTGCTGAAATACTCTTCACAGTGCTTGCAGCTCATGACTTCATCTCCCTGATCTTCCCGCTGCACTCATCAGCCACGGCCTCAAGGTCTGGGTAATGCTGCTTGTGGTGCTTGTTGGCTACCTCGTCGCAGATTAGCGCGCAGGCTTCTCGCTCAGCAGCCTCAATTCGCCTGACCATCTCGATGACCATTGATTCAGGCAGCACGTATCTTGCACCGTCTTGTTTAATGCCACTGGTCATTACCTCGGCAGCCAGCTTAGTGATTTCATCGGCAGTCATTTCTTTTCTCCCTTGGCTTCTAACCCTTGTGCCCACAATCCTACGCATGTTTGTTCAAGCTCCCAATTCAGTTGGCCGTTGCTGCCCTTCACTGCAAAGGCATCCTTCTTCCCTTGCTTGTAGCTTTCAACATGCCATTGTGCCCGTTTGCTGGGCGCCGATGCAATTGTCGTTACCCAAATGCCGATAGCCAGGCCTGCGATTGTTCCAATTATTGTTGATCTGTTCATTCTTCTAGTTCCTCTTCAATGGTTGCAAGGTACCTGTCAAGGTCGACCTCAATTGTTTTGAATCGATGGCCACAGTCCTTGCAGCGGCGGACTCTAACTGCATACGCAAAGTCGCCTTCTTCGTCATACCGCTGCCTGGTATCGTGGGTCTTTAGGTCTGTTGATCCGCATTCTGTGCATCTCATTGCTTGCGCTTTCTGTAACGTGCAGGCTTGATGCGTTTCTTGCGAACACGGCCGCTTTCCTTTGCATCACCTGACTTTCGCCACGCCTTCATCTTGCCCATCGAGCTTCTCCTTGAGTGTTTTGTCAATCAGGTTTACGGCTGCCATGAAGTCAATCATCAATGCAGCATCAAAGTTGTAGTCTCCCAGGATCATGCACCGGTATACCTTCTGGGCATGCAGGTCGTCGCACCTCAGGATCTGTTTGATCACGTCAAGGTTTGTCATTTGTCATTGCCTGCCATGAAGCCATAGACAACAGCCCGCCAAGCCACGCATTGCAGCTGATAGTCAATGATGTTCTCACAGACCTTGTCTGCCGTCAGCATTGCCCTTTGCAGATCTGTGTAGTGCTCTTCGACAATGATTGCACGGGGAACAGGCTTGTTTAACGCGGCCTCAATTTCCATTGCCAGATCTCCAAGCGTTGTTTTAGTGAGCCACTTGCGCTGCCTGTTTGCTGGCAGCATTGCCTCTTGCGCCTCACCTACAGCCCGGAACATCGGGGTCCTTGGATACGTTCTCATGATGTCAACTGTCTTTGCAACAATGGCAGTCTTTTCTCTTGCAGTCCAAACTATGCGCTTTCTTGCCATGACTTTCTCCTTTCAGAAGTTCTTACGATAAAACTCTTCGACAAAGGCAGTAAACTCCTTAAACTGACCGCCTTCTCCGCCGTCTTTGTCTCCAATCCAATGGCTGCCATCAGGCAGCTCGATGATCCGGAGATCACCGACCCTGATCCATCTTGCTTCGGTGATCTCTTCCATCACTGACTCCCTGGTCCGTTGAACACGCCTTGCAAGTACAGTTGCTGCTTGTACTCGTCGTCGCCATCGAACAAACCAAGCTTCGCAGTCGGTTTGCCACGGTCTGCAAGTTCTTGTTGATAGCGTCTGACAAGCATCTCATTGCTTGCCGTCTTGCCGTGCCCCAAGGCTTTTGATGCAGTGACAAATGCATTGGCCAGCCATTGCTGCAGCACAACTGTATCGACTGTTTTGATGTCCATCATGCAGCCTCTAAGTTGTAGATTTGTTTTAGACCATCGATGAGTTTGATTGCCTCATCTTTTTCCAGTTTAAACGTCGCCGTTCCCGCCACTATCCCATCCTCTTTGTACTCGATGTATATTTGAGCAGTGCCCCCATCCATCCTTGTGCGAAGCAAACCGGCAGAAACATACTGATTACCAGCAGACCTGCCTTTCGCCCATATTGAAACGCCCTGTATTTCAACGACGGTCGATACTGTATTCATGTCCATCAAACCACCTCATTTTCAACGTTAACTTTGTAACCAAGCTTCTTGATCAGATTTACGGTCTCAAGCTTCAAGGTCTTGGTTCCTGCGATCTCTGGAAAGTTGCGGGCAGTTTCGCATACGGGGTAAATAACACGGTTTCCGTAGTTATGGGCGACACGAACGAGAATCTCCATCACACTTCCTCCTTGTCAACGATCTTGAAACCAGATACGACGAGACTGTCTTGGAACTTTGCAAATTCCTCGAACTCCTCTTGGCTGCACTCAGAAAAATCAAGGCCATCGGCTGCCATTTCGGCGACGATGAACTCGGCATATTTGTCTGAGCAGTTCAGAAGCTGCTTGACTTGGCGTCCATAGATGTTCATAGCTTTCTCCTTTCACAGGCGCTTACGCGCCGATTGCGTTGTAGTAACCGTCGGCCATCACGCGGTAACGCTTCTTGCCGTCCCTGCGCCATGGGTGCGGTACTTCTTCAAACATCGGAACAGAACCAGTGAAGTGAATCACGGCTTGCGTGATCAATCGCTGATCTTCATCGCCATCGACTGTGACAATGCGGTTGATGGGATTCTTCCAATTCTTGCTGTTTTCTACTCGCTTGAATGCTGCCAACAACTCTTCTTGTGTGTACTCGCGGCGGGTAACTGTCGACATAACTTTCTCCTTTCACATGTGCAACGTGCACACTATGCATAGTACACAGATCTACAGGTAGCGCGCACTTTTTTAGCTAGTATTTATACTAGTCTTTGCGCCCTGCTGCCATAACGTGGTACGATCTACGACATGACTACTAACGAAGCTAAAAAGATCGCCAACGAGCAGGGTTTCGAACTTGACTACAACCACCGGATTAGACTCTTTGTGCTGGCTCGTGAGGGCTTCCCGGCCCAGTTTTTCCCGGGTTCTGCACTGCGAGAGCTCTCTTCCGACACGTTTCGAGACTTCCACTGCCGTGCTGTTGAATGGACCGTGGTCTAAGCCAGCCACTCCTTCCATTCATCGCCAAGCACCTCTGCTGACAGTTTCTTCTTCTGTTTCAGAGCGCTAACGATCTTCTCATCGACGGTCTTCGGGCTGATTAGGTCGACATAGGTCACAGACCGTGTCTGCCCAATCCTATGGGCCCGGTCCTCTGACTGCTGCCTATTCTCTAGGTTGTAGTCATTGCTGTAGTAGATGACCGTGTTGGCTGCCGTCAAGGTAATGCCACGGCCTCCGGTTGCCGTGTTGCCAACGAAAAATCGACAGTTAGGATCCTCCGTAAAGGCCCTAACAGCTTCTTGCCTATCCTCGTTATTCACTGCCCCGTAGTAAGCCACCACGCGGGCATCTAAGAAGCCCTGGGTCACAGATTCGACGATGTCTTTAATGTCGGCAATGTAGTTTGCCCATATGATTACCTTGCCCTGGGTCTCTTCAAGAATGTCCATCAGCGCATTGATCCGGTTGCTGGGCACCTTGAGCACTTTGCCGTCGTCAGTGGTCAAATGGCCGCAGACTAATTGATGCAGCCTGAGAAGCTTGGTCAGCACGATTGGAGCAGTGACTACCCGGCCCTGCAGCGTAGCTATGGCCTCGTCTTTCAGGGTCTTGTAGTGTTTCTTTTGCTCGTCAGTTAGCTCGACCTCGTAAATCTGGTAGACCTTAGCTGGCAAGTCGAGACACTCGTCCTTGGTCCTTCTTGATGACCATGGCTGCATGAGCTTGTTGAGCTCGTCGAGGTTCCTGTAACCGGTGATCTTGGTGAATGCTCGATTGCCTGCCGTGATCTTAATCATGTCTGCGAACTTAGCCCTAAAGCTGTAGTAAGACGTGTAGCCAAGCAGCGCAGGGTCTAAGAACTGGGCCTGGCTATAGAGGTCTAACGGCGATTGCGTGATGGGGGTTCCGGTTAGGATTCGCCGGTACGTGGCTAACTTACCAATCTTGATGGCTGCCTTTGTCCGCTTGGCGTCTCGGTTCTTGATGGTCGTTGACTCATCGACGACCATGATCGTCTTATGGCAGTTCACGAAGCTAGTTGCCAGCTCCATGCTGCGTGGAAATGCTAAGGCCTCGATGTTCATCACGAAGATCTTCAGCTTGTCTGACGGCCTTAGCAGCAGGTCATAGCTCTTCTTCAGCTCAGTCGAGGCCAGGCTGTCCCAGTACGTGCCAACCCAGCTCACGTGGTCAGGCATGTGCTCTGGCAGCTCCTTGTTTGCCCAGTTCCGATATGAGCCCTTGTTGGCTACGATAAATGCTGCATTGATCTTCCCAGTGCACCAGAGCCAGGCGATGTTGTCAATGGTCGTCTTTGACTTGCCAAGGCCCATTTCCCAAAAAAGCGCATATTCCTCTCTATCGCGAGAGATCAGAAAGTCCTCAGATTGATGCTTGAACGGTGTGGATTTGTACTTGTAGTCGATCATAGGTCAAAGTACCTCGCTGTGCGTGGCGTGATGATGTGAAGGTTTTGCTTAGCCCTTGTAAGCCCTACGTAAAAGACCCTGGCCTCGTCGTCTGATTCCTCTTGGGTCCTTGGCGAGATGTCTGTCAGCAGCATGACGTTGTCTGCCTCAGCCCCCTTGGCCCCGTGAATCGTACTGATCCGGATCCTGGCATCGCCTGTCAGTGATTCGCCTTGCCTGGTAGCTGCCAAGAAATACTCCCGCTCGTCTGGGCTAATGCGGTCCAGGGCCTCGTACCAGGGGGCCGTGGTCAGCAGCCCATACTTTTCTTGCAGTGTAGATATGGTCAGGTCCTCCTCTGCTGCCTGCTTCAGTTCCTTGAAACCGTGCTTGACGTGTGCCCTTGACATGTGGGCGTAGATCAGCTTGACCAGTTCGACTGACACGGGATCACCATTTCGCAATCGTTCCCACTGCCGAATGGCCGTCAAGGCCTCAGACTTCTTTGGGCTATGGTCGTTGCACTCGTAGGCGAAGCCCTCTCGGTGACAGATCTCAATCAGACCATTGAGCATGTAGGTATTTCTGGCCAGCAGCAACCAACTGCCCTGGGCCATGTCAATATGCTCGGGATCCGTGTGCCATTCGACCTGGCCCGTGTGCGTAGCTGGCTTGAATTCCTTGGGCCTTCGGTGGGTGACTTTGTGGATCAGCTTTTCTGACAGCCTGTGAACCTTCTCAGGAATCCGGTAGGATTGGTCGAGCACCCGGACGTCGCCCTGCAGCCCGATGAAATAATCAATGTCGGCTCCGGCCCACCTGAAAATCGCCTGATCGTCATCGCCTGCAATAAAGATCTCGTCAGCTCCCCGCATCAGTCGCTCGACAACTTGCCATTGCAGCTTTGATAGGTCTTGAGCCTCGTCAATCAACAATGCCCTAAGCCTTGGCACGTAGCCAGACTTTGACATATGCCAAAGCATGTCTGTGTAATCAAGCAGACCGGTCTCTTGCTTGTACTCTGCAAGGCTGCGGTGGAAATGATCAAGCTCAAACCAACCGATGTCGTCTTCCTCGATCTCCTCCCACTGCTGCTTGAGATCGATGCACTTGATTCTTGCAAGACCTTCAATGAACTTGAGCTTGTCACCCTTGGCAAGTCCTACAAAGGTGCCATCGTCAGGCTTGATCTTGCCATTGATGTCAAGGCCAATGAACTCACACAGCTCTTGATAGTGACTGTGCTGCATGACCTGCTGCCTTGTCAATCCAAGCTGCCTGAAAGACAGAGCGTGCAGTGTCCTGAAGTACGGCATGTCGTCAGCCGTGAAGTTAAATCTGCTGCGGGCCTTGTCCCTGGCCTCGATGGCTGCCCGCTTAGTAAAGCTCACAAAGCCGATCTCATCAGGCTTGACCCCCTTTTCAAGCAGACCTTCAATGATGTTCATCAATGT